CTTCTCTTTTAAAGACACGACCCGCCATTTTAGAACCACTACCACGAGCTGCCCTTCCTGCTAATCCTCTTGCTATTGCTCCTAATACCATCTTATACCATTATCCCCAGAACATCCACTTTAGCTTCATCTATCATAAATGAAGGTCTTATACTAAAATTAGGGATTTCATTACCATCTGATGATGCTTCTTGATCTTGTTGTTGCTGTTCATTAACTGCTTGCTGATACGCAACTACAGTATTCTTTTTCTCCTTAGGTTTTACCTCATACTTATCAGTATTGACCATTGCATCAACATTACTACTGATTGGTCCTAAAATACCACTACTACCCTTAGTACCACCTTCTTTTTTACCACCACCAAACAATCCACCAACAGCACCAGCAGTTTTCCTTACCAATCCACCACCACTTTTTTTATCAAAGTCAAATAGATTACCTGTAAGTTGATCAGCAGTACCACCAACAACACGTTTAAGTCCACCAAATAATCCACCACCCTTTTTCTTCTTTCGATTTAAATTATTTCTTCCTTCCATCCTATTAAATCTTGCTTGCTCGGTTAATGATGGTCCGTAAGTTGTTCCTACATACTTACCATTATCATCATAAACCTTATGAACAGCTCCCTTTGTTTCAGTTGCTTCTGATACCAATCTTCTATCTTTATATGACTGAAATTGCTTTTCTTCTGCTAGGAATTCATCTGAATAACTATTCATTCCTTTTACTTCTCCACCACCCTGATATCCTAATGTATTATTAAACATATTATTAAACACACCGCCTTCCATTCCCATGCTCTGAGTCGCAGCATTATTAACTATGCCACCACCCATAAAGTTAGGGACAAGACCACCACCATTAAATTCTCGGATAGCACCATCTGCAAGAACTGCATCTCTGTCTTCTTCTCCATCAACTTTTAATTTTCCACCAAAATAACTATAACCCTTTACACTTCCATCAGGTTTTATTAAATCATTATCTTCCATAAATCTTCTGTCTGCTTCACTTTGCTTTGCACTTGTTGCCTTTGCTGCATCACTAGCATTAAGAATAGGGTAAAGTGTTTCTTCTGGCATACCTACAAGTCTTCCCTGACCATCAGGATATTGTACAACATCCATAAAATTAATATCTTCATATCCAGCAACCTTACGTAGAGATTCAACAAGTTGAGTTTGATTCTCTATCAGATCAGGCATCCCAATAGCACCACCAATATCAGTAAAACTCTTCTCACGTTTATGATCTATTACTTCACCATTCCGAGTCCTTGTAGTTGATTTACTGTTAAATTCAGTCTTATTAAAAACAAATTGATCTGGCATTATCTCACCCATCCCATAACCAATAACTGGACCACCACCCTCATAGTGAGGAACCTCAACCTTTTTAAGTGTAGGAATATTTGTTCCACCAGCAGCAGCATTCATTCCCTCAAGATGATCCACACCATATTCCTGAACTGCTCCCTTAGACATAACAAATTCGCCAGGAGTTAGCATTGCAGGAACTGTATCTTTGTTACCAGACCCAGGAACTGTTCCACCCTTATTCATTTGAAGTGGTTCTTGCTGATCATCACCACCTTGCATTCTACCTATACCATATCCAACTCCACCAGCAAGTGCTAGAGGAGCAGCAACCTTAAGAACCTTACCTATTTTTCCTACACCAGGAATCATTGACATAAATTTAGCAGACTTTAAAGCTACAATAGCTTTAGTCATTGCAGGAATAAAGAACAAAATGGTTTTAATTAACCCTGCAACTAATCCACCAAACCCTGTTCCAAATAGTAACACTGCAGCAGTCAAAGCAGGCCACCAGTCCTTCACAAATCTAACTAAAGTTTGTATCTTACCTTGATTGGCTGGATTACTAAACCAATCTATAAAATTCATCAATATTTTTCCTAAGAAAAGAGTCTTTAAGAAATTAAATATCCTACCAAACAAACCCATTACAGGTTTCATTACTACATCTCCTACTTTTTGTAGAATATTTGGTTTACTACTTTCTAATCCCTTCTCTTGACCTTTACGTTCATCCTCTTCCTTCTCCCTTCGCATACTTTCAGCAACACTCTTATCATTATCTTGCTGTTTAATTAAAGTATCTCTAATAGAATCAACAGTAGAAGCAATGGACTGAAGGGATTCCAATAAAGGACTCCCCATTTGCTGTGGTTTATCCTCTGTCTTATCTACTGGATCTACTGGTTCTAATTGTTTATCTACATTCTGTTTACGAAGTTTGATGATGTTCTTTAATAAAGTAATCTTCTTTTCGTTATCAGCAACTCTCTTCTCTATATTATCTACAGACTCTTGACTGGTTCCTTTCTTAAATGAATCGGCAGTTATGGTTGACCTCTTAACATTAAGCCCACCAATTTTTTCCTTTTCATTCTTTAAAAAGGAAGATCCTTGTATTAATTGTTGGCGGGATTTAGCCATACTTAGATTGTTGTTGTTTGTTTTTTAATTCTTCCTCTTCAAGATGCTGTCGAAGAAGACCCACATAGATGTCTCGTTCCCAAGGCATCATATTTTCAATCTCTGTTAAGCTATATTTATGATACTGCATCAAGGCAAAATTTAACTTGAAATAAGATTCCAAGCTCATATATGCCATGCCTATGCGAAAAAAGACGCTAAGCCCTCCAGTACCACTTCACTTTCAACTTTTGTTTTAGGATTAGTAACCTTAATAGTATGAGATAACTTAGGCATTGTCTCAAAGAACTTCTCAATATCCTTGAACTGAGATGAGTTCATAGATTCAAGAAAGTCTTTCACTTCTTTCTTAGTACAATCAGCAGTTGCCCATACTTCTTCTTCATTATAAATTTTATCAATACATGTACCAATCAATTCAAAAGATTGTTCCATCTGATTTCCTTCTTTAAAATCAAAATTATTTTTAATAAACTCATCTAAAGAAGGATACTTAAGTTCCATCATCAAGTTATCATCTAACTTAATTTGTTTATTATGTTCATCATTCGTCTGAACTTTAATATCATCAACATCAAGAGTGATTGGAACTTGAGTCTTCTCATCATCAGGACAAATAATATTAAGATCTAATTCTTCTCCAACAGATTTACCACGAATATGAAGGAATAGAAATTCAATATCAAATGTAGGAAGAGTTTCTACCTTTATACCCTTTGTAAGAACACAACTCTTTAGAACAGTTTTAATTGCTGTCGTGATCTGTTTGGTATCTTCACTCTCCAATGCAAGCACTAAAAGTTTTTCTTCTTTAACAAGAAATGGTCTATATTTAACCGACTGACCTGTTGACGGTAACTCCAACTCATAAGTCGGAGTAGCAATTTTTGGTAAAGGCATAATATCCTAATACAATTCAGTGTACTTTATTTAGATGGGTTTTTATAGTATAAGTCCCATATCTCTTCTCTCATCCTCATTATATTGATTCTCTAGTACTATACCACTACTATTAAAAAACTCCACCTCTGACTGACCATCACTCCCAGTTCTTTTTGGAGCAGGACCTTGTGCTCCTGTTATTCTATCTACAGTATACCTAATATATGTCATACCAACACTACACTGTAACAAATTTGATCCATTATAACTAACTGGCATTGAAGTTATTGATATGGGGTAACTTTTTATAAATTCGTACCTCAATCTATGCCCCGTTGTCTTTGTTTTTTTAGTCCTTATTTGTTCATCTCTTTCAAATTTAGTAACTGATAATCCAGTGGCAGTATATCCATCATATCCAGTTGAAGAATCTGGATATCTCATCCTATAAAAATAATCTTCAGATTTAGGAGTAATCGTATCGGATCCATATTGTTCTCCAGTAATATATGCTATCCATGTTTCAAAAACTTTAATAGGTAAATAATTTGCCGCATCTACATAAAATGTTAAATCTAATCTATCATCAAATATCCTTCTATATGCATGTCTCTCAGTCACACCAGTAAAATTATTATTAATTTCCGTTGTAGCTAACTGAGATCCAGGAAGAGATGCTTCAGCACATAATAAATTTAATTGCCCTTGTTGAACCCCTGCAGAATAACCAAATGCATTAGTCATCACCTTATCAAATCCATCAGGCA